CCCAGTTCGTCCATTACGGACTGGTAAGAAGAGAATTAACTCTCATCACTCCGATCGCCTTGTATGTATAATTCCATATTAGGTGATAGCACTTCTCAATAACTTGATCCAGAAAGGAAAGGTCCTTTAACCATATCTTTTAAGATAGGTGTGGACATTGAATCATATTCAAAACCTTTTGAAACAGGCTTTGAATAATGAAATTCAAATTTTTCTACTTTATCAAGTAGTGAGTAAGCCTCAACCAAAGTTACCTTAGAAGTTTTTGCGTGAAAAATATTAAGTTTTTCAACTTCATCTTCTAATTCATATGGATCCATAGACGGATTAAAATTTTCTTCAAATCAACCCTGAATTTGGGCTAACTGAAGTGAACTAATCGGTCTAGGTGTAATATTTAAATCTAATTTAACTTGACAAAAATCAAGGAAATTAGTATTATAAATAAAACCCTCCATAGAACTAACTTGTCTAACTAGAGAATTGGCCATTTCAGCCATATTATCCATGTAAACAGAAGTTAGGGAACGAGATTTGTAGAGAGCTGTTTGGAGAACAGTGGCCGCTATAAACGGTTCATTTTCTTCAGTTCACTCTCTACGATCCTCATACTTTGATAGAGGTACAACGTCTAGGTCATTAACAAGATTAATAATCTGGGATAGTAATTGACGCACTGGAACACCAAATAAATGGTCTTCCATGTTGTACTCAACCCCTTTTAAAGGGTTTACAACTGCGTCTAATACACTTTTCCGCTCTTTCTTATAGAAATCTATAAAAAGACTGAAAAGTCCCAGTGTACCAACAGACAACTGTCAAATAGAATTATTATTTTTATCTAATTTAGAAAAATTAGTTAAATAAAACTCCATAACAGATGGCGCGGTAACTAGTTTTAAACGAACTCACTGGAAAAGGTTGGCAACTCTTGATGAAAGAGTTACACCAGCCCTAACCTGTGAAAAGTTTAATCCAGATATTAAATCTGTAGAATAACTAGTACGTTTAGCAAACTCAAAAACAGGAGAATAATGAGAGACAATAGATTTAGATAAATTAATTTCTACTCCTATGTCCTTCATTACTTCTAGATATGAATCAGCTAGTCTTCTATCAAAGATGACGATGTCATCTCCGAGAACCTCGTATCTATCATCTCATTCAAAAGAATATCCAGCAAGCTGTGAGGCTAGCTGAGCTATTCAGTGATGGGTGATAGCAAGACCTGCTCAACTTGATAAAGCTCCCATAGGTTGTCCAACAGAATAACGAATAGTGGACGGATCATCGCTAAAAGCGAAGTCTCTATCAACTAAAAATTTTGATCAACTAGCTCCAAAATCAATTTGGAATAGTGAATCAAAAACGTTACCCGTTAAGACAACAGGGAGTCTATCAGTAGCCGCAGACAAATCATAACTATAGGCACAGTTATACTTAATTGCCTTATTTTGGCATCTAAGTACAGCTGCGTCTTGGTCAAATGTTCCATCATTTGGAAGCTCTCTTAGAATAGAAAATAAACCATTATGAAGTGGTTTAAGAACTGTCTGAGAGATGGAATCAACTAGAGCAAAAACTCTAAGTTTTCCAGCAGCCTCCTTTTTGATAGATAATTGACCAAATGGAAGAGTGAAATTTTCCTTATGTGGAAGATTATATCATTCAACAAAAGGATTAATATTTCATTTCTTTCCAATACAGTTAAGATAATCCATCATATTATTTAAAGGTGAACTGGGATGCTCGTAAAGAGCAATATCAGTCAGTATTCCCAAATAACTCTTAGAGTTACTTGGAGAAGCTTTAGAAGATAGATGAAAGTCTCGGGGAGCTAGGTTTTGTTTTGAGGCCAAGTCTATTATAGACTTTGGTCAAGTTCAAGAATAAGCTAATCCATTATAAGAACCCAATTTTGATTGGTTTCCTGTAAAAGGATTTGTAATTGTTTCCAACTTCAATTCTCCCGGTATAGAAATAATTCTATACAAGG